GTAGACTTGAATGCAGAAAACCCTCTAGACGAATCAGACACTTCAGAGTATAATGATTAATATGTTTGGAAAAAAAGTAAAGTCAATAGATTACAAATATGGAGAGGACAAGTCCCTAAAGGAACTTGCCTCTTATATTGATAACACCTATGACCAACACTACAGTCTAAACAAATACCAATCCACTGAATTTATAATTGACAGTGGACACGGTGAAGGTTTTTGTATCGGAAACATAATGAAATATGCACAACGATACGGAAAAAAAGGTGGGAGGAATAGAGCCGACTTATTAAAAGTTTTGCACTATGCTCTCTTTATGCTACATGTTCACGATAAGGAGAAACACAAGTGATGAAAATTAGTAATGAAACAAGAGACGTTCTAAAAAACTTCTCAACCATAAACTCGGGTATACGAGTTAAAACTGGAAATAAACTGGAAACTATTTCTAACATGAAAAACATTCTTGCGATTGCTACAATCGAAGAATCATTCCCACAGGATTTTGCAATATATAATTTGCCAGAGTTCTTGGGTGCAACTTCTTTGTTAGATGACCCCGAGTTTAATTTCAACCCCGAAAAATTGTCGGTAGAAGACAGCAATTCAAAGATGGATTATTTTTATGCATCTGAAGGAATGGTTGTTGCACCCGAGAAAATGATAACCATGCCTTCTTCAGAAGTGACATTTACAATAACATCAACTCTGTTAACAGACTTACAGAAAGCATCTAGTGTTCTAGGTGTCAATGATTTAGTGTTAGAGTCAGATGGAACTACAGTCACACTTACAGTGAAGGACAAAAAGAATGCAACATCTAATACACTTAGTAGAACGGTTGCAGAAGGTAATGGAGATAAATACCAAATGAATTTCAAGATTGAGAATCTGAAAATTCTAACAGGTAATTATGAAGTGCAAGTTTCCTCAAAAGGAATCTCACACTTTAAAAATACAGATGTTGAAGTTGAGTACTTCATTGCATTAGAACCCGATAGTTCTTATACAGCATCTTAAGTTGTTTGGAGTGATTAAAGTTCAAGTCTCAACTATTATCACGGGAGCAGTCCAACTCATCATGGTGGACTGTACTAGAAACTCGGTGGGGAGTATCTAACTTATTATGAACGAATTTTTATACGTAGAAAAGTATCGACCACAAAAGATTGAGGAAACGATACTACCAAAAGAATTTCAAAATCAATTTTTAGAATTTGTAAAACAGGGAGAGATACCCAATCTTTTACTTTGTGGTTCTGCAGGTGTTGGTAAAACAACAGTCGCTAGGGCTCTCTGTAATGAACTGGGTGCAGACTTTATTGTAATCAATGGTTCTGATGAAGGTAGACTTATAGACACCCTTAGAACGAAGATAAAGAACTTTGCAAGTACTGTTTCATTAGGTGGTGGCCCAAAGGTCGTTATCCTTGATGAGGCAGATTACATTTCTGCAGAATCAGTGCAACCTGCACTTAGAGCATTCATAGAAGAGTTCTCTTCTAACTGTAGATTTATCTTTACTTGTAATTACAAAAACAGAATCATACCTGCATTGCATTCAAGAACAACAGTTATTGATTTTAAAATTGCACCAAAAGAAAAACCTGTTCTTGCACGACAAATGTTATTAAGATGTAAAAGTATTTGTCGTCTTGAAAACATAGAAGCAGACGAAAAGGTTCTTGCAGAATTAGTTATGAGATTCTTTCCCGACTTCAGAAGAGTTCTAAATGAGATTCAGAGATATGGGGTTGGTGGTGTTATTGATTCGGGTATACTATCATCTTTGTCAGAAGAGAAGTTCACCCCACTTATTGATATGATTAAAGAAAAGAACTGGAGTGGAATGAGAAAGTGGGTTGGAACTAATTCTGATAACGACTTCAATGCACTATTCAGAAAAGTATTCAATGCACTTGAACAAAGATTGGAACCAACATCTATACCAGCTGCAGTTCTAATTATTGCAGACTACCAATACAAATCTGCATTTGCAATGGATTCAGAGATTAACTTTACTGCATGTCTAACAGAGATTATGTCGGAGTGTAAATTTAAGTAATGGGTAAACTAAGACAATGGATAGCTAGATGGTTTGATTATCAATTAGAGAAAAGTTTACAACGTCAAGCAAACAAACTATTCGATAAAGACAATGTAAAATACAATGATGGAGATAACACATGACACAATATGACGATAGAGTCGAACTGCAAAGACTTAAAATAGAAGCAGAAGAATGGGCAAGTAAAGTTAAAAGTATACACGGTCATTCAATCAGTTCAATGCACTATGACACTAGACCACAAGATACTGAAGATGGTAAAGGTGTTGTTGATGTTGAATACAATGATGGGACTGTTAAACGAACTCTTTCCGAGGGTGGAACATATATCTTTGGGAAAGCACTAACAGGTCAAGACTTAGTAAATTCTTACATAAGAAACACTTAATGTCCAAACGCAATCCTTTTGACTTTGTCAAGTCAGTCTCTTATGATAAAAAAGATATCATGGTTGACAATGTCGAAGAGAAAGCATATGCCCCATTCCTTATAAATAAATCGTTATCTTACCACCAAGATTCTGTATTTTTTACTAATGAAATGAATTGTAGACATGGTTTAGACCACCGTCTTCAATACCTCTTTTTACTAAATACTCTTAGGAAAAGACAAAGGTTTTCTCAATGGAGTAAACCCTATCTTAGTAAAAAATTAGACACAATTAAAGACTATTATCAAATTTCAACACTGAAAGCAAAAGAATACATGGAAGTGTTAAGTGATAAAGAAGTCCGTGAATTGAAAAATAGAATGAAAACTGGTGGACAAAACAATGAATGAAAATGAAAACTTAGTCAAAGACTTAGTAGAAATAACATTTCCCGAAAAAGACGATTTTCTAAAGATAAGAGAAACACTTACACGCATAGGTGTTGCATCAAGAAGAGAACAAGAACTGTTCCAGTCATGCCACATACTTCACAAACGTGGTAAATACTACATTACACACTTCAAAGAACTATTCAAATTAGATGGTAAACCTACAAGCATAGATGAATCAGATATAGGTAGAAGAAACACTATTGTTAAACTATTAGAACAATGGAAACTTATATCAATTGTAGACGAAAGTATGGTTTCAGAACCTATCGCACCATTATCCCAAATTAAAATTATTCCCCATAAAGAAAAGAATGAATGGAAGTTAACAACAAAATATTCCATAGGAAACACTAAAAATACCTAAATACTAGTTAGATATAACTAATATAGGAGAAAGTATGTTTTCAGGCATTGTATCTTTTATTATGGGAATTTGGAACTTATTAATGATTATACCGATTGTTATTTCAATCGCATCACTCATCATAAGTTTAACACCGACACCTAAAGACGATAAAGTCTGGGCAAAAGTGTATAAATACTTGGAAGTCTTGGCACTTGCAATTGGTAAGGCAAAAGACAAAAATCCTTTACTGGATAAATAACTATAACGGGAGATAAATTATGGAAATTATAGCAGGAATACTAATATTAGTAGGTATTGTCTATTTCTTTAATAAAGACAAAGGAAGTAAAACACCAGTGTCATCTGCTGCAAAAAGTAAATCAGCACCAGTTGCTGATAAAAATGGTAATGGTATAACATCTAAGGCAGAGCTTAAGAAGTTAACTAAAAACCAATTGATTGAACTTGCTGATAAGAAAAATCTTAAAGTTAAGAAATCGGGTACTAAAGCTGCAGTTATTAATGAAATTCATGCGAAACTGAAATAGCACACTTAGTTATTAAGAAGGGGTCTTTATGACCCCTTTTTTTGTGTCTCCACTAAACCATTATCATAAATAAAGGTATGGATATATTTGGATTGATAAGTGAAGTCGGAGCCCCTATTGCTGGAAGTTTAGTGATGGGTTTCTTTATTTTTACGGTTATCAAACAAATACTTGAAGGAGTTGTGGATGATATCAAAACATTAACAATGTTCTGTAAGTCACTGGAAAATCGTGCAAGAACAATGTCTAATG